AAGAGGAAAGAGAAGGAGATCAACATGGTTAAGATCGACAGAAAAGTCAGAGAAGTTCTTACCGACATAAGAGCAGCGGAAGCAGAAAAGGCTCATATGGAAAATAAGATTGAGGATGCAGCTCCACAAGTTTCTGTAGCTACTTAATAAAAAGCTACATCGTTGGAAAAATTTAATCCGCACTACAGGCTCTCTTGCACTCTATAAAAATCTAATATATAACTTAATTACTATACAATTAATTAGAACATAGACGCGTATAGTCGACGGCCTAGAGACTATGTTCGGTAAACTAGGAGGATATAATTATGGCAAAAACTACATTTCAAGGGCCAGTAAAATCTATCAATGGTTTTCAAAGTGTTGGGACAGGAAATTCTGTTAGCATCGCAGCAGGTGCAACTTCACTAACTGTTGATACACATGCTGGTAGAATGTTGTACCACAACGTTGCGGGTGCAGCTACTTTGACTTTACCTGCGATTAATTCATCATCTGATTCAGGTGTTTCGGGTCCAGGTAATGATCCAAACTCAGCAAACAATTTAGGTACTTCTTTTGAGATCTATATTGGAACAACTAAAACAGCTGACTTTGTTTTACAAGTTGCTAACGCTAGTGATACGATGACTGGTAATGCATTAATCGTTGATACTGACACAAACGATACTGGTGAGGGTTTTATGACTGCGGCAGCATCTGATACTATTACTTTAAATGGTAGTACAACAGGTGGATTAGCTGGAACAATCATAACTTGCAAAGCGATCGGTGAAAACAGATGGGGCGTTCAAGTTACATCTGGAGGAACTGGTAACTTAGCTACACCTTTTAGTGCAGCAGTAAGTTAATAATTAATTTAGTGTGGGGCTTCGGCCCCACATTTTAATTTTAAGGAGAAAAAAATGGCAAGTAAAGGTGATGTAAAATCAGTAAGAGTTACAGCTACTGGAGCAGTATTTGCAGGAAGAACAAGATTAAGAGGAATTATTCTTGCTTCTGATGCAGGTGGAGCAGGAACTATAATTCTTCAAGACAATACAGACAGCACAACTTTGTTTCAAGCAGACGTTCCTAACGGAGATGTTTTTTCAATGAATATTCCTGAAGATGGAATTTTATTTCCTGGTGGAATGAAAGTCTCTACGATCACAAACATAGATGCAGCTACTTTATTGATTGATAAATAGGAGGTTAGATGGCTAACACAACTTCTGGAACAGCTACTTTTGATAAAAATTTTGCGATTGATGAGGTCATAGAAGAGGCTTATGAAAGAATTGGTCTACAAGGTGTTTCAGGTTATCAATTAAAAACAGCTAGAAGATCTTTAAATATATTATTTCAAGAGTGGGGAAATAGAGGACTTCACTATTGGCAAATAGCTAATAACGATATTACTTTGGTAGATGGTCAAGCGGTATATACAATGTTTAGATCAACAGACGATGGCACATCGGATGCAACAGCAGTTTACGGTGTTGATGATGTATTAGAAGCTTCTTTTAGAAATTCAGATAATATAGATTTTCCTTTAACAAAAATTAATAGATCTAATTATCAAGCTCTTTCAAATAAATCTTCAAAAGGTGTGCCTACACAATATTATGTTCAAAGATTTATAGATAAAGTAACAATAACTTTATATCTAACACCTGGAAGTGATGAGGCAGGAAAAAAATTAAATTATTATTATGTTAAAAGAATTCAAGACGTGGGTGATTACACAAACGCAACAGACGTTCCTTACAGATTTGTGCCATGTATGGTTTCTGGTTTAGCTTTTTATTTAGCACAAAAATACGCACCAGATAGAATACAAGCTATGAAATTATATTATGAAGACGAGTTACAAAGAGCGTTATCAGAAGATGGATCATCTTCTAGTTCTTTCATAACACCTAAAACTTATTACCCGAGTGTATAATGGCAAAATTATCTAGTGGAAAATATGCAAAATTTATTTCAGATAGATCTGGTATGGAGTTTCCATACAAAGAGATGGTTAAAGAGTGGAATGGATCGAGAGTTCACATATCAGAATTTGAACCTAAACAACCACAATTAGAGCCAACTAGGTACTCTGGAGATTCACAAGCTTTAAAAGATGCAAGACCCGCAAGAACAGAACCTGCAACACAAAATTTATTACCACCAAACCCATTTAGTTTAACATCAGGATCTGCAAGTGTAACAGTCACAGAACCTAATCATGGTAGGTCTAATAGTGACACTGTTAGATTTAGAAACGTAAATGGCAGCCCAGGAGGTCTAGCTTTTACAGTATTTGAAAATTCATCAGGATTTAGTATAAGTAGTGTAACAACTAATACTTATGTATTTGATTGTGGATCAAATGCAACAGTAACAGAAACATCAGGAGGATTGACAGTAACTGCAGGCCCAGTTACACAATTAGCATAATGCCAGGATTAACTGCATCAGGATTAAAAACACAAATTAAAAGTTATACTGAAACGGATTCTAATGTTTTAACAAATAGTGTTTTAGAAAATATTATATTAAATGCACAATACAGAATATTTAGAGATGTTCCAATTGATGCCGATAAAAAACAACAATTAGGAAATTTTGTGGCAGGGCAAGAATCAATTAATGCTCCTGCAGGATGTTTATTTGTTAGAGGTATACAAGTTTACGACACTAATGGATCAGCCGTTACGGGAGCTAATAGATGGCTAGAAAAAAAGGATATGACCTATCTTCAAGAATATCAGGATGTGACAGGAACCTCCGCAGCTCAAGGTCAACCTAAATACTATGCTATGTTTGGGGGTGCAACCGGTAATACAGATACCACATCTGGTAGAATATTTTTGGCACCAGTTCCAAATACCACGTATAGATTTAGAATACATTTTAATAAAATACCTAATCTTTTAGAAAATGATGATACTAATTATATTAGTCTTAATTTTCCAAACGGATTATTGTATTGTTGTCTAGCAGAGGCGTATGGTTTTTTGAAAGGCCCTGCGGATATGTTGACTTTGTATGAAAATAAGTATAAACAAGAAGTAGATAAATTTGCTAGTGAGCAAATCGGAAGACGAAGAAGAGACGACTACACCGATGGTGCAATAAGAATACCGCTCCCTTCTCGTAATCCATAATTAAGGAGAAAAATATGGCGATATCATCAGCAATATGTTCTAGTTTTAAACAAGAACTTCTACAAGGTAAGCACAGCTTTGAGTCTTCAGGTGGGCATACTTTTAAAATAGCGTTATTCACTAGCTCTGCATCTTTAGGTGCAGCCACAACTGATTACTCTACTTCAAACGAGATATCTAATACATCTGGATCTGCATACTCTGCAGGTGGTGCAACTTTAACAAACCAAGGCGTATCATTATCTTCAACAACTGCATTTACAGATTTTGCAGATGTAACATATACATCAGCTTCCTTCACTGCAAACGGAGCTTTAATTTATAACACAACAACAGACGGTGGTTCAGGAACAACTGATGCTGTTGCGGTTATAGCTTTTGGTGGTGACAAGACAGCAAGTAATGGAACTTTTAAAATTGAGTTTCCTGCAGCAGACGCAAGTAACGCAATAATCAGATTAGCATAGGAGACCGACCATGTCGGTAACTTCAGGATGGGGCCGATTAACCTACGGACAGGCTAATTGGAACCAAGCAACAACTTTAAAAACAGGTTGGGGTGCACAAGCTTGGAATGGTGGTGGTGCTTGGGGACAAACCTCTAATCAAGTTATTACTTTAATTGGTCAATCAATATCATCTAGTATAGGATCACCAACAGTTGTAGACATGACTGTAGGTTTAAGTGGTCAGTCTGTTACATCTTCTCAAGGTGCAGCTTTCAATCCTGTTGTTGTATCAGGTGTATCTGCATCATTTTCTGTTGGATCATTAACTGTAGATGATGTTCACCAAGGGTTAACATCGAGTGCGATAACTGCATCTGTAGGTACAATAACACCTGCAGACATGACTATTGGTCTAACAGGTCAATCAATAACTGTATCACAAGGAACGGCAAAAGCACCAAACGAAACTGTAATAGTTTCTGGTGTTTCTATGTCATCATCACTTGGTACAGCTCAAGGTATATCTTCACAAGAAGCACAATTAACAGGTCAATCAATAACATCTAGTTTAGGTAGTGTTACAATACCAAATGCTACAGCACAATTATCTGGTGTATCAGCATCGTTTAGTTTAGGGACTCTTGTAGGATTAGGTGGAGCTGTTGCTCAACCAACTGGTCAATCAACGACAGCAAGTGTTGGATCTTTAACAGTAGAAGAGGGACTAGGATTAACAGGTCAATCTTTTAGCGCTAGTGTAGGATCAATATCATTAGCTGATATGCAGGTTGGATTAACCGGCCAATCAGCTACGTTTAACCTAGGAACGGTTAATATCTTTGCGTATGGAGATGTTGACACTGGTTCTAATACATCTTATAGTAATGTTTCGACAGGATCGAATGATACATATTCGGATGTTGCAACTGGATCAAATACAAGTTATAGTGACGCTGCATAGGAGATAATTTATGGCATCTACATTTACACCTTTAGGGGTAGAACTTCAAGCAACTGGTGAAAACGCCGGTACATGGGGAACGAAGACTAATACAAACTTACAAATTTTAGAACAAATATCTGGTGGGTTTACTCAAAAATCAATTGCTGGTGGTGCACAACAAACTGATTTATCTGTATCTGATGGATCAACTGGTGCAGAACTTGCACATAGAATGATTGAGTTCACGGGTACAATTACAGGAAATCAAGTTGTTACAATTCCTTTAGATGTACAAACTTTTTATATTTTAAGAAACTCAACTTCGGGAGCGTATACAGTTCAATTTAAATATATAACTGGTTCAGGAGACTCGTTTACTTTTTCAGCAACTAATAAAGGTGATAAAATTATTTTTGCCTCAGCTAACGATGGCACAAATCCAGATATTGTTTCTGTTAACACAGGTATTGCAGATGTTGTTTCTGATACTTCACCACAATTAGGTGGTAATTTAGATGTAAATGGTAACTCCATTGTATCTGCATCTAATGGAAACATAGCTATTACACCAAATGGCTCTGGTAATATTGTATTGGATGGTTTGACTTTTCCAAATGCAGATGGTAGTAGTGGTCAAGTATTACAGACAAATGGTTCTGGAACATTAAGTTTTACAACACCGTCTAGCGGTATATCAACAGGAAAAGCCATTGCAATGGCCTTAGTTTTTGGATAAAAGGAGTAGATTATGACAATACCTAATATAGTAAACGTAGCAACAATCCACGCAGAGTCCGTAGTAGGTGATTTAGGAACTACTTTAACAACAACTTTATTAACTGGTGAAGCAGAACATGTTTATAAAATAAATGTGTTTAGAGTTACAAACGTAACTGACAATGATGCAACAGTAACAGCTGATTTAGAAAAAGGTGGGACACACAAAAAGATAGCAAACGAGTTAACTGTTCCTGCTAATTCATCTGTCGACATCATAGACAAAACTAATTCTTTCTATCTAGAAGAAACTGATTTAATCAGAGGTGGTGCTTCAGCAGCTTCAACAATCGAGTTTGTATTTTCATACGAAGCACTAGCAGACTAGGAGGACTAACCTATGGGTGAAAGTTATCCTAGACGAGACCAAGCCAGAGGGCTTTGGAAAATCAATGACATTACTAAAAATATAAAAGAAGAGGGAACTTATCCTCAACAAGGTGGAGCGGGAAAAGGTTTTTCTGCAGGAAATAATAATTCACCAAACGTAGCAATTGATACAGTAACAATAAAAACAACAGGTAATGCAACTGACTTTGGAGATTTAATTAGTTCTGGATCAAATGCCACTAGTTGTCGTGGTAATGCCACTAGAGTAATATTTGTAGGAGGAAGCCCTTCTGCTTCAAATGTAATTCAATATATAACACCAACAACATCAGGTAATGCAGCTGACTTTGGAGATTTATCTTCCGCTAGATTTATGATCGGTGGTGGGTCTAATACAACTCGTGCAGTAAACATGGGTGGTCAGTCTCCTGGTGCAGGTAATGTTATTGATTTTATGACAATACCCTCGCTAGGAAACGCAACAGACTTTGGCGACATGAATTATAGTAATAGACAAGTTGCTGGTAATTGTAGCACCACAAGAGCTTTTGGTATGGGAGGCGACTCTCAACCAAGTATTCAGGATAGAATAGATATGGTGGAAATGTCTACTACTGGTAATGCAGTAGATTTTGGAAATCTAAAAACACACACCGCCTCTTGTCCACAAGGTTGTGGTTCTGTTACTAGAGGTTTAAATGCAGGAGGTCAAACTCCTAGTTATACTGCAGTGATAAATACTTTTAATTATGGATCACTTGGTAATTGTGTTGACTTTGGAGATCTAACACAAGCTAGAAGATTAGCGGCCGCTTTTTCTGATACACAGAGAGGTGTATGGGCAGGAGGTATTGATCCATCAGCTGATTCGAATGTAATTGATTTCGTAACTATTTCTAGCTTTGGTAACGCAACAGATTTTGGGGATTTATCAGCAGTTACACAAAGTGCACAATCAGGTTCAGATAGTCATCAAGGTATAGAAACATTTCAACCAAGAGCCCCAGAACTTTATTCACCAACAGGTAAAGTTTTACCAGCAGGTGGAGGAGTTGGAGATATTATGGTAACTATGGGAGGACAAAATCCTGGAGGAGACCGTTTATCGAGCACAGAGTTTAATCAAATGTCAACTTTAGGAAATGGTGTTGATTTTGGAAATTTAACCTCAGTAGGAAATACATTTGGAGGAATTGGATCTAGCACTAGATGTATTGCAGCTGGAGGAAGTGCTCCAGCAAATTTAGACATTATTCAATACATACCTTTTTCAACCAAA